CCCGGCGACGAATACCAAATGAGTTTTTGATCCTCGGGTGCGGCTCTTTCACCAAGTTTCTTTTCTTGATCCACTCATCCACGTATCGCTTGGCAGATTTGTAGTCGAGATCAAAACTCTCAGCGATCCATTTCCCTAGGTATCTATCCTTACCTGCCGGGTGATGACTGAACGGCTCACGCTCATCCCAGCGGCGGACCACTTCCTGAAAGACCTCACGGATCTGCTCAGGGGTCAGCACCGTGCGCTCGAGGAGGCAGTCGCTGACCTCATCGGTGCGGTCTCGCAGCAGCCCTGACTCACTCCTGATGTATACCGTGATCTTGTCGGATCCAAACTCGTTGGATTTACAGACCCCACCCTTGATCATGGACATTGGCCCTAAGTGGTCTCCAATCGCGTGGCCTGCGGCCTCACGCTCCTCTTGTGTCGCGAGCCAAAGCGCGTACACCCACCTGGCACCGTCGACCAGGCCGGTCGTGCCACGGATCGCCTCCCTGGCCTGCAGCAGGGTCTCGATGCTCATGCCGCCATCTTTTCTCATGTGATGCGCGGCCATGACGCAAGCGCCGGTCTCGGCACAAAGGGCTGATACCGCTGACCACCAGACTTGTGCGGCAGCGGGGTCGCTGGTGATGTCGGCCTGGACAAATACCTGCAGCGGATCCAAAGCAATGAATTTGAGGTTTGGGATTCGCTTGACTTCCTGACAGAACCAAAGCCATTGCTCGGTCATCAGGTATTCGCCCTGGTGTTGCTTGATGAAGGTGACGCTGCCGCCGGCATCGGGCAACGGCACCATATAGAAGTTGTCGCGGATCGCTGCCCTGCCCTTCTCGGACAGGATCTGGTCGATCCGACGATGGATTGCGGTATGACTGTCCTCGGCTGAGACCACCACGACCGCTCCGGTGTCGATGACCTCACCCCCCAGGGCGTAGCGGCCTGACAGGCTGGCCCCGGTCGCGATGGCGATAGCGGTGTCCAAAATCAAATAACTCTTACCGACACCTCCCATTGATGCCATCAGGCAGGCAGTGCCCTGCGGGAGTACGTCCTTGATCAGCCACTGAATCTCCGGTGCCTCACCCTTGTAACGTTCAACGCCCCAATCTTTAATTCGGAAGGGTGCGGTGAATCCCGTTGTGCTTTCTTCAAGTCCGAGGTAATACTCGTCGAGTTCTTTTATCTGTTGCTCGAGCCTACCCATCGAGCAGTTTCCTCAAGTCTCTGTACGCACCAAAGAAAAGCGCATGGTCGCGTTCATCGAGACCTAAGACAGCGGCGAGTTCATCCCAATGTTCTTCTATCTGGCCGGCGTAAACTGCGATCAGGCTGAGTGCATAGCGGCCACGTTTCACTCGGTTCTTCCAGTTAACCGTGTGACTGTGACCATTGCTTATGCTGCCGGCGAATAGGTCGCCTAACTCGAGACCGACCGAGTCCATCACCTCGACAGGTGAGCAGCCCGCGAAACAATGAATCAAGACCTTGTCATCGGTCTCGGTGATTGCCAGCGATGGCAACCTATCATCATGCGCTGGACATTGGGCCTGCCAGCGACCCTTGCCGCCACGCACTCCCTCGAGTCTTTCAAGTAATTTCTCTATTTGTGCTTGCATAAAAAAAGGCCGCCCCCGGAGGGGCGGCAATGGTTGGAGGAGGAGGAAATGCCCAGGCTTAACGCCCCTGGGAGGCGGATTGTTCAAAAACGTCAGGTCGAGCCAGGCGCAAAAACAGCAGCCGCGCTTGAGGGATACCTTTGCGCCGCCACTCACTGACCGAGGCTGATCTGATTTCACAGAGTCTTGCGGTCTCAGCAGTGCCACCGATGCGGTCAATGATTTCTGATGCGCTGAAAATTGGCGGCGATTTCATGGCGCTAGTGTAGGCTGGCCTTGGGTTGAACGCAAGTCACCCTTGGTTGGTGCAATCTGGCTTAGGCTATGGTAGGCTTGCCTTACTTGGAACAACCCAGGACAAAAACTATGAACACTTTTGAAAACCTGCTGGGCGAAACACTGCCCTCCTTCCGTTCCCAAATCGTCGGAATTAAAGAGGCGAAACGCGGATGGCGAAACATTTACCAGGATAGGCACAGCATCAGCCCAAAAAACATCCACCGAAATTTGTGTCGAACCTCGCCTCTTCATATAAGGGCTGGATGGGGCGGCAACTCAGTCGCGCAGGCCAAAGAAAATATGCTGAGTCGGCCCGACACAATGTGTCGATCCGGGTGTGATGTACCTCGAAACGCTCAAAGCCTGACCTTCAACCGTTGGTGCCGCGAGATATTTCGCGCGTTCCAGCGGCGAACCATATTTGAAATTCAAAGGTGCCGCTCAGGATTTTTGAATCCCCTTTAAGATCAGTTACCGGACGTTCTGAAAAAAATCCGGTGGAGTAAAAAAATGACCAGGCCAGCAACACACAGAAACAGAATAGGTATTCACGAATGGGAAACATCATCCAACTGTTCAGGCGGTGCGAAATGAGCACCACCTGGAATGCGCGGGTCGGTGAGCGCAGGCGCGCACTCGATCTTACAAAAACAGAACTGGCGAAACGCTGCGGTGTCTCGCAGCCGACCGCAAACCAGTGGGAGTCGGGCGAGATTGAGGAGACTAGCGCGTCGAACTTCGACCGACTCGCCCAGGTGCTAGAGGTCAGCGTCGAGTGGTTGCGCTTTGGATCGCAGCGGTCCAGTGCGGACACGCTGGCCGGCCTCACGCAAGTGCAGAAGGACCAGGTGCTCGCCATGATCGACGAGATGCGGGTCGCGAATTCGGCTGCAATCGCGGTAGCCAAAGAACTGGCGATTGCCGCAAACGGTAATTGATTAGAACCGCTCTGGATTAAATAGTAGGGCTAGGGCGGACAAACAGGGGGGGGGTTATGTCCTAGTTAGGACCGCATATTTACTGGGTTTTTTGTTCCTCCAACCGGCCTTTCGAGGCCGGTTTTCTTTGTCTCGGGGCCAAGGCTTGCCTACGTTTCATTACCGGAGTATAGTAGGCTGGCATTTTTTTCCAGGAGAATTTTATGGCTATTGATTTCATTACCCCTGCGCAGGCAGCGCAAGACCGAGGCATCAAGGCGACCGTCTACGGTCACCCAGGCAGCGGCAAAACCTGCCTGTCACGTACCACCGGAGGCCCGACCCTGCTGATCTCGGCAGAGGCTGGGCTGCTCTCAATCAAAGATGCAAAGGGCATTGCGGTGTTCGAGGTTACCAGCCTAGAACAGGTGACCGATGCACTCAAGCACCTGGTCACGCACCCCGATCAATTTGAGTGGGTCATCCTGGATTCAATCAGCGAGATCTGTGAGCGCATCCTCGAGTCGGAATTAAAGGCGACCAAGGATCCTCGAAAAGCCTATGGGGAGATGGCGAACAAATCCATCTCGCTGATCAAAGCATTCCGCGACCTGCCGATGAATGTGGTGTTCACCGCAAAGTTAGATCGTGACAAGGACGATGCGACCGGCGCGATGCTCTACACCCCTGGTGCCCCCGGCCGACAGGTGTCGGCACAACTCCCCTACTACGTCGACCTGGTGCTCGCGCTGCGCGTGATCCCCAACCAGGAGGGTGCCCTGGAGCGTTGGCTGCAGACAGGTCAGGACGGTCAGTGGATCGCCAAGGACCGCAGCGGGAAATTGGACCTTTGGGAAATTCCTAATTTAAAAGCCGTTGCCGAAAAGGTGAAGGCAAAAACACAACCAGCCGCAAAGAAAGCGGCATAACCAGGAGCATAGATTATGGGCAGCATCGGACTAGCCACGCTTGAAGAAGTGACACCGGAATACGCCGAGATCCCGGACGGCACCTACAACGCCGAAATTTCAAACTCGGAATGGCGCACCAGCCAGGCCGGCAATGAGTATGTCAGCGTCGAGTTCACCCTCACCAGTGGCCTGGAGGGTCGCAAGGTCTGGACCAATCTGAACTTCAAACACGATCGTGATGATGTGCAAGACATGGCGCGGCGTACCGCCTCGGATCTTTGCCATGCGATTGGCCTCAGTGGTCTTGAAGAGCCTGAAGAACTGTTGGGCCACAACCTGACCATCAAGGTCGGCGGCCAGAAGAATGACCCCACCAGAAAGGAGGTCAAGCGGTACATGGCCCTGGCCGGGGGAGTGGCAGCCAAACCCAAGGCCAACGGAGCGGCGGCGGCCCAAGGACCGTACCCGTGGGAATCATGATCGACCAGGTCTTAGTCCTGTTGATCTATTTCGTCATCCCCTGGGGCGCACTGCTGTGCCTCGGGGGGTTGATCGCGGATCGCTGGGATGACTGACCGCAAACGCGACCTGGGAGTCGATGCCCAGGAGGTGTTTAGGGGCGTGAAAAAAGATCTTCTCATTTGGCTGGATCAGGCGCATGAGGAGTCCGACAAGATCCCGACCGCAGACTTGTGGTCCGACTTTGCAGCCGGTCTCGCCTACTGGTCCGACACCCTCGCCATCTACGCCGAACGCCTGGCTGACACCTCCAAAAGGGCTTACCGGATTGAAGACCAAAACTCAATCTCAAAAAATTAGGAGAGCAATCGTGACCAAATTATTTACATGGGAGGCAATCGTGATCGCGTACCTGCTGTTCTTGGTGGTCGCCCTCACTGGATGCTCCACATTCGTTGCAACCACAGTCGGTGACACTACCTACAGCACCGGCATTTATCTTGAAAAAGAGGATCAGCCTTATGAGTGAAATAGCGAAATTCCGCACGATCTACATCGGGGCCGCAGTGCTCCTGATCGTTACCATTTTTTTAGTCGGCTGCGTGGAAGTCGGCGGCAGCAGCAGCGACATTGACCTGGACAACACCAGCACCAGCAGCGCAGAACAACCAGCGGCTGAGTCGAGCGAATGACAAAAGCCCCGCTGCCCAATCCTTCATCATCCCGGTGAATGGTAGGCCTGGTCGTTCGAGGGCAGCGGGGTTTCACCAGGAGAGATCTTGAGAATAAGAATGTCCACTTTCCAGATTTATTGGCATTAATAGATACAGACACAATTAACTGGAAATGATGATATGAAAATTGAATTGAACCTCACGGAAAAGCAAGCACTTGCTTTGTGGGCAATGACCTTTGAGGGTCATGTTCTTTATCTTGAGGCAATTGAAGGTACTCGTCAGCAAGACGTTGCGATCCGCGCCTTAAAAAAATTTGCAAAGGCTCTTGACGAAAAGGGAATGGCCGAGGCTTACCCTTTGTCTGGAATCCATTCTTGGGCAGCGCCATAGGGGAGACAACATGGGCAAACTCGTGAGTAGTCAACCGACCATCGATGCCGTGATGGACACGGTGCAGAAAACAGCGACCGAGGAGGTACGTGGCTATGTCGGCTGCAGCGGCCTCGGCGCGGAGTGTC